GCAGCGGCAGCACTCGTTTGAGTATTACCAGGGCTGGAAAGAATACGATCTGAAATCGCCCATGAGTCAACAGGAACATGAAGTGAAACAGCACTTGCACCAATCAAAATCCCACGATCATCTTTGAGTTTTTGAATTGTTGTAAGAGCAGTTTCTAAGGTTGCTTCTGAAAGATCAGCAGCCGCAAGCAAGTTGGACTGATTACCATCAGAAATAGTTGGATGTGAAGCAGAGAAGAATGCAGCCCCATCACCAATGGTATCAGAAAAACCATTGTTGTAAAGTGCAGCAGCTTTTACTTGCTTGGTATTAGCCATTGCTCTGGCAAGACCACGAGCACGAAGCTTGGCAAATGAATCATAAAGATTATCTTCCATTGCTTCTTCAGTGACAGCAAACGCAAGAGCTACAGTCTCGTGTGTGTAACGAGCAGTGTAGCTTTCTTGAGCATCGTCAAAAACGACACTTGCGCCTTCACCTTTAGTTGGTGCAGTACCAAAACCAGTGAAAAGCACTTCTTCTTCAAAAGCACGATCTGAGTTTTCAGTTTCATAGAGAGGCTCATGCTCATTATTTACCTCTCCATACTCCATACCAAATACAGCATTTAGACCTGGAAGGAGTTCTTTACTAATACTAGCTCTATTAATAGCCATAATAAATCCTCCTTATTAAGCCGTAGATGCTGAAGCCGTTACAAAACGGTCACGATGATGNTTAAGCCATACTTCTACAATTGGGAAAGCATCAGAATCCTTTTCTTCAGGGAATTGAGCTTTACCTATAACACGTACAGCCGCAGCAGATTCAACACCAGAAGCACCATCAAGATAGTAGCTTGATTGGCCAGTAGTGCTGTCACCACTAGAAGCGGTTGAACTAACAGTTACATTGTAGTTTTTGACAGGAAGCAACTCAGCCGCTGAAAGCGAAAGAGAAGCTTGAATGTAATAAGTCTGATCAGGATCAGTTATTACAAAGAATTTAATATCTGTGGCACTCAGCCCTCCGTTCCATTGACGTGAGAACTTTTGCTCTCCATTTTCCACATATTGACAACCCATAAAAACACCAGAGGGTTTTAGAGTTGCAGCAATAAATGGACTAATGGTAGCAAAATTAGCCCCTGGTAGTACTACAGGATCACCAGTAAAAATATTATTTGTTGGTGAACCTGTCATACCTGTAGAGGTAATTTCGATTGTATCAGTGACAGCTTCATTATTGTAACCGCCACCTTTTTTGCGAGCAGGGATGAAACCACGAAATGCTTTAGTAGTAGACATATTTCATTTCTCCCTAATTAAGAAAGACCTAATTTTGAAAATTAGGAACTCTTCCTTTAGTTGTTACAGATTTACTATTATTAGAAATAGGCATTCTAGAATCTGAAGCTCTCATAAGTTGAGAATTTACAGCATCCATCATCTCATTAGCTTTATTTTCATAGAACCTTTTTCTAGCTTTAACTTTGCCCGAAGGCATTTTAGCCAATGCTAAGTCTCCACGACAGACTGCACCTTGATAACGGCCATTTTCCTTCACGAAGGATGTAACTGACATTTCAGGAACTTCTTCAGGATTAACAAGAGTCCAACCTTCTTGTTGCATTTTGCCAACATTCATAATATCATCTTGGCCTTTTACAGATATTCTAATCCAGCGTAAAGACATTCCTTCATGCTGAAGTCTAGATTGCACACTTTCGGGTATGTGGAGGGCATCTGGCTCCTCGAAGGTCCACTCTTCTTCTCTAGTGTTATTTTCCCTAAGTTTGTTACTACGTGTATCATTTCGTGTATTCATTTTATTCTCCCACGCTGCTATTTAATATCTGTATACTCACCATCAGCTTGCATTACTTTAAGCTTTTCGGCAGCATATGTTTCAAGCGGAATATTCCATTTTTGAGCAAGTCGTAAATCTTCTTGCGACAATTTAACTTTGCTCCTAGAACTCGGAGAGGAGCGAGAACTCCCCGATACCACTTGAGCAGGACTTGACGTATTTTCCTGCACACGTTTCTGATCTTCTCCAAACTTTTGTGGAAAAGATTCTTGCATTCTTTTATTAATTTCATCATAAAATTCTGGATCTGATGGACTAAAACCTTCATTTTTTAACTCTGTATCTATCGCTAATGCTACAGCAGTCATTCTATTATCTTTACCAAACCAAGTATTATTAGAGGCCCACTCTTCTGCCATTGGGTCAGGTCTAGACTCTGTTACTACTTCATTAGGAATTTTTACTTCTTCTGGTTTAGGTTGTTTTTGAAATCTATTTTTAGCAGACGTTACAGCTTTTAAATCAGCTTGTGCTTCATTAAGTGCTTCTTGTGCTTTTAAAACTTTTTCTTTATCACCTTCATCAAAAGCTTCTAAGTAAACTGATCTAGCTAAACTAATTTTATCTGTTAATTGTTTTTCAGAAGCATTTAAACTTAATTCATTCATTTGATAAACTTCAGTACTTTTTTCTTTTAAAGTTTGTTGAAGTTCTTCTTTATCTCTTAATAACTGTTCTATTTGTTCTTCACGTTCTTTACGTTGTTTAACAAGTTGTCTAATTCTTTTTTGTGCTCCTTGAGTTTCAATTCCATCTAACTCTTTAATATTATTATCTTCANAGTCTTGCTTTACTTCTTGTTTAGGAGTTTCTGCAACTTCTTCTTCTATTTCATATTCAACATTATCAGGCACTTCTACGGTAGCCCATCCGTCATTACTACTCATTATTATACTCCGTTAGTTACGATCTAAACGATTACGTTTATAATATTATAACACATAAATGTTAATTTCACAAATTAATTCGATCCTTTTGATAAATTAAAAGTAGGATCAAGATCTTTTGGATCTTCAATAGTCATAAGAACTACATCATCAAATAATAAAATTAATCTAGTATTTTGATAAAATAGTTTCATTCCTGCATGTTTAGCATAACATACATAATCATCTACTTTACACCAAGGACCATTTGGAAATTTATCTGTATCTTTATAAGCTAAGTCTCCTACTTTTAAAACTCTTCCTACAGTTGTTAAATATGAAATATCATCTCTTGTAGAATCTGGTATTAATATACCACCTTTAGTTTTATTTTTAACTGATACTGGTCTTACTAAAACATGAAACCCTGGTATATTTGGTAGAGTTTCAGGATCTGGAATAACCTCATCGTCAATCCATTGATCATTTTTTAACGCACGACCCATATGTACTTGTTGCATTTTACTCCTCTTCGTATAATCTATTTTTAACAATACTTTTTAAATTTTGTTTAGACCACTCTAATCCAGATATAGAACCTACTATTTGTCTATAATGTGGATAATCTTGAGCACTTCCATTTCCTAAATCACTTTGTAACTTATTTATTTCAACATCAAACTGTTTAATAATTTCGTCCCATATATCCATAGTATTATTTTAGTTTACCTGACTCTGGAGCTTTCCAAGAATAATCATCCCATTTATTTAAAGCAGAACGAATATTACGTCCTCCTGTTANATCTTGAGAATATGCATCTCCAAAACTTTTATCAGTTTCTTTAACTTGCTCAAGATAACNTTTACCTTTCTTCATCATTTGTCTTTCTCCTTTTCAGCATTAATAGCTAATTGTGATAACGTATTTAATTCCACCATTTCNTCATCTCTAAGTATGCCTAATAGTTTATCTTCAAAATTCTTTTTTTGAGAAGCTGTTAANTTATCTTCTTCAATACCTAGCTTTGCTAAAATNTCCATTACTTTAATTTCTTTTCTAGTTTCTCTATCTAGATTTGATTTTTGTCTTTTAAATTCTTCTTCAGCACCTGATTTAAGTATATCTAGAATTTGTTCATTTTCTTCAAGTTCTATTTTCTTACTTTTAATTTCTAGTTCTGCTGCATTTAATTGAGTATCAGATTGTAATTTTTGTTGTTGTAATTTGACTTTTTCTTGTTCAAGTGCTACAAGTTGTTGCTCTGGAGATTGAGCTTGTGCCATTGCTTGATTAGCATTCATTATTTGTTGAGCAGCTTGTGCCATTACCATTTCAACAGTTGAAGGCATTTGTGCTTGCTCTGGTGGAACTTGTTGCATCATTTGTTGTGCTACACCATTCATTTGCTCTTGATATTTTAATACAGAATGTTCTTGAATATTAGCTTGTAATACTGGTAATATTCTTTGCATAATAGGATTAGCACCATTTTGAGGATCTTGCATATATATAGTTTTTACTTGTATATGTGCATCATGGTTTTGTCCAGGGAATGCAGCAATAGGAACACCTTTAGTTGCTGCCATGATATCTGATACAGGATCAAGAGGTTGAGGCTCAATCTTTGGTGGTAATATTTCTTCAAGGTTAGGCATATTAGCTGCATGAAGAATTGTTTTATTTAAAGCTTCTATATTAAACATACCTGGAGGAGATTGTTGTGCCATTTGTAATGCCATGTTTGCTAACATCATACGATGTGCATTAGATGGAATATTAGGATCACTTACAGGTACAACATCAACTCTACCATCAAAGTCTGTTTTTAAAATACTACGATCTTCAAAAGGAACCTCATAAGGATATTCGTTAGGAAGATAAGTATAATTTATATGTGCTAAAATTCTAAATTCATCTCTTTGAGATTTATGTAATCTTTTATGTATAGCACTAAAGAATTTACTAGATGCTTCTAATAAAGCCATAGTAGTGCCAACAGGTCCATAGGAGGCAGCATCAGAAACTATCTGTTCTGTGCTGTCTGCAAACTTCTGACCAGCAGCAGTTACAAATTGCAGCATCTGGTAGAGCGTTTGGGAAGGCTCTTTATAGGGCAGGGGAACAATGGCCCTAGATAAATCAATTCCAGTTGCTTCAACCTCCTTGAACTCGCCAGGAGCTATGGGGTCATTATCGCCAACCATCCGCACTCCTTTTGCCTTAAATCCTCCAGGTAAATTAGCAAACTGTCCTGCATCTATGAGGGACCGCATTGCAGCAGTTGCTGACATTGTAAGATTACCTAAGAAGTGTATAAGGCCAAGTCCATAAAAACCAAAACCAGGGACAAAGCGGTAGTGAACAAAGTGATTTATCTTTTCTTTATTCTGGTCATCCTGTTCATAGTTTCTACGAATACTTAAAACTGTTTTTGAATTTTCTTCTACTGTAACAACATAAGGTAAAGAAATATCTTCATCTTCAATATCTAAATAACAATGTTGTTCTAATAATACATATTGTGGATCAGTATCGTATGAAGGTGTTAAACCTAATATATTATCCATTTTAGTTGCAAAGGGAGTAGCACTAAACTGAGGAGGTTCAGGAAGATCCATATCTTCATAAACACCTGCTTTCATATCCCTTTCAAGATCTACTGGACTTTTATAAATAACATGTGTATATCTATCTGCATTTCTTAAATCAGAAGCATAATAAGAAATATAAAATTGATCTATAGGTATAAATTCAGATGAAGGTCTTTTTAATGCTGAATTATAATATATCTTTTTAAATGCAGAACCTATTAATGGTAGATGAAATAACATCCTTTCAAATTCTTCAAAGTATTCTGGCATTTGTTCTGTAAGCTGATAGTTCATAAAGTTTTGAACTCTATTAGCTTGCATTTCTTTATCAGGTGTAGCTTTACCAAGTATATTAGATTTAACTGGACCTAAAGGTGGAAATAGTTCTTGTGAAGCTTTAGATTGAAATTTAACAGCAGACTCAATTAATAATGGATGTACAGCAGTGCATGCACCTTCAAATGGTTCTGAACCTTCTTCAAGTTTTAATCCTAAAAGATCAAAACCTCTTTCAAACATAGACTCCCATTCAGATCTACTATCTTTATCAGCAGTATAATTATCTATAACTTGATTAGCTATTTCAGTTAATTCTTCTTCATCTAAATCTTCAGCTAAGTTACCATACCATTCTTGTACTTCTTCTGAACCTTCCATAACAGGAGTTTCAAAATCAACAATGACACCATCACCATCTGGATCTATTTCAATACTTACTTCAGGATTTTCTGGAGTTTCCATAGGCATTACAACTACATTATCAGTAGGCATTCCTTCATATGGATTACGTTCAGTTGCCATTAAGCTACTCCTGTTTCAGTATCAGTTGGAGTACGAGGTGGTAAATCATAATATCCTAATCTACGATAGATACTTTCTAAATCTTCATTAGGACTTATTCTTTGTAATAAAGCTGTTAAATATTGATTAGGTTTAAATGATGAAGGAGGATATGTTAGATTACTTGCAAAGTATTCTGCTATAGAACGTGGTCTTGCATCACTTGTTGTAACTTCTGTCTCTTCTTCTTTTTTATCTTCAGGAGTTTTATTATCTCCACCAATATCACTTGTACCTGTTGTATCTGCTAAACTAGCCATAGTTTCTTGTAAGTTTCTATCATAGGCTTCTTGATATCCTGTTGCAGATGGATCAAACTCAGCAGTGGCGTCCCTATTTGCGGCTTGATTTACAGATGCCATATTTCGGTCATAGGCTGCCTGATAAGTATCTTCTGGCGATCCAACTGGAATTGAAACTCCAGCTACCTGGAAGCGTTCATTTATTGGACCAGGAGAAAATGGATCATATTCTGGAGTGGCATTTAAATTCTCCATTAATTCTGATAAGGTATTCGGTACACCACTCGTTGTAGGAGAAACTACTTCCAGTCCTTGATCAATAGCAAGTTGTTCTGCCGCACGATTTGCTCTTTCCATTGCTGCAAGATCTTCAGGACTAGTTGTAATAGTTTCTCTATTTATAGTCTCTATATTAAAATCATCTAATGTTTTAATATCTGGCATTTGAAAAGGATCTTCAGGTAATCCCATGCGATCTGCTGTAGATATACCAGGATCTTTGCCAAGTGCTGAAGCTACTGCTCCTGATATAGTTCCTGGTCCTGCACCATAACCTACAGCACCTTTAGCTACTGCTCCTGGTAGACCAGCTAATTCACCTATAGTATCTACAGCACCAGCAACACCTCTACCAAGTGATCCAGCTACATCACTCGCCGCTATTCCTGCTGCTTGACCAAATGTAGGAGCATCATAACTATAAACACCAGCTTCAGGATCATAATTTATATCAGCAGCAATACCTAGTGCAGCTAAATCTTCTGTTCTTTTATCTGCTTGCGCTTGCATAGCTGCATCAACTGCTGCATCTTTTTTATCAAAATAACCGTAAGATTCTAAACTATTATATCCAAGTAACCCAAGATCATCTAATGTATCTAATTCAGAAAGACTTGGATCTACTCCTGTAATTCCCTCTGACTCAGTATAATCAGCAACATCACTAAATCCTGCTTGTTGAGCAGCCTCTGCATCAGCCGCAGCTTGTTGAGCTTCTGCACTTAATCCTGCTGCTGCTGCTGCATCAGCCGCTGCCATAGCTGCTTCTGCCTGTTCTGCGGTAAGACCAGTATCTTCTCCATATCCACCACTGTCACCATTACCATCTCCACCATCACCAAAACAACAATGGTTTAGTTCATAATCATTATATAGATTATTCCAAGAGCGAGTGGTAAACCACCCATCATTCCACATGGGTTTTTTATATTCGTTGAACATTACTTGTTCTCCCTGTCCCTAATCTTCTAAAGTTTACTACTTTAGGTAAATCTCTTTCTTTTCTTATTTTATCTAATCTTCTTAATGCTATAGATCCGCCACCATAAGGACAAATAATATTTACTAACCATAAGTTATTTCCAGAGTCCCAATCTTCAGCTTTTAAATTATATTTTTGTTCTGCATATAATTTAGATACTTCATCTGAAAGTAAAGCCCAACTAGCCCAGCAGAGTGGAACTTCTTTATCTTCATAAAAAATATATTGTCCTAATTCTAAAGGTGGTATTATTAAATTATAAATAGCTTTTAATCTTATATTATTTAAATTATCTGTTAAAGATAAAATATCTAATACTTTTTTTAAATCTTTCATATTACTATTATAACATGATAATTTTAAATATACAAATTAAAATGTCCAATAAGTTTTCTTTTGACTTACAGTTTGATCTTCCCATTCAGGATCATCAGGATGTGATAGATGCCAAGACTCTCTTAAATAATGTATAGCCATTGTCATAGCATCTACTTGGTCATCATGTGCAGCATTTGGAAATCTAATTAATTCTTCCATTAAATCATCTGCCCATTTCTTCTGTGTAGGTATCCAAACTCTACCTGATTCAATCATGGGTGATGCTGCATGTACTCTAGAAACTTTATCTCTATCTGGGGTGTACTCCATAACAGGTAAACCTGCTCTTCTCATATCTTGAATTAATGATTGACCACTTGCTTTCTTTTCAATCATAACAACATCTGGTCTATTTTCATTATATAATTTTTGTGCTAACTTTCTAAGTTCAGGATATTCATATCTACCCTTTACATTTCCTAATAAAATTAAATGAGAAACAAAATCTTCTTCTCCACCTCTATCTTGATTATACATACAAAATATACCCCATGTTTGTATAACACTAAAATCAGCAGTAGTTCTTGTAGAAAAAGCTGTATCATAAGTTTGTATTATAAAATCACAAGTAGGAGGTTCTTCATAATCCCAATGTTTAATCCATCTTTTTTTTATTAAACCACCTTCTTCTGGTGTAGGATCTTGCATGTAGAGAGCATTCCAATATCGAGATCCATTTGAAGCTTTAATTTCATTTTCATCTGTACGTAAAACTTTATCTGATTTCCATTCAGGGAAGTAACTAGAACCTACAGGTAATCCCAATAACTCTGAAGAAGGTTCGTCTACCCAAGCAGGTATCTTAATTACTTCCCAAGGAATCGTATCATACTCAGACATATTCTCTTGTTGTTTTAATAGCCAACCACAAAGATCATCATAATGATATCTAGTATTAATTATAACTATTGCACCATCAGGCATGATACGAGTTCTTAAACCAGCAGGATACCATTCTTTAATATACTTTCTTCCTGCTGAACTAATAGAATCTTCTTCTGACATAACATCATCTAAGATTGCTATATGTGCGCCTCTACCTGCTATCTGACTACGTACACCAGCAGCATAGTAAGTGCCATTTTGGTTTGTTTTCCATTTACCTGCTGCTCTAACATCACTTCTTAAAGCAACCCCTGTAAATATTTTTTGAAACTCTTCTGTATTAACAACATCCCTAACAGACCTACCAAAGTCACTAGACAGTTGATCACTATGAGATACTGTAAGTATTTCGTGTTTAGGGTTTCTACCTATATACCATGCAGGAAACAACTTAGAACAAATAACAGATTTAGAAGATCGTGGAGGCAAGAATACCATCAATCTTTTTAATTTACCTTTTTCTAAATCTTGTAATTTATTTGATATTACTTCTATGTGTCTACCCATCTTCCAATCAGACACTAACATAGGAGCCATCATACGAACAAAAGTTAAAAAATTATTATTAGATTGACTATTAACTTTAAATTCTAATAAATTTTTTAAATTGATATAAGGTTCTATATAATTTTCTGTAGATTCTAATAAATTATTCATAGTGATATTATACACTATAAACATTATAATTACAATAGTAACAAATAAAAAAATATAATAACAATAATTATTAAATATACTTTAGTATACTTTAGTATACTTTAGTATTACTGAAGTTAATACTTTAGTATCCCCATCTATTATTTTATTTATTTATTTTTTGATGATTAAACCTGTTATTTTTGTAAATATTTACCAGTGCTGTTTTTTATATATATACAGTACGCTAAGATTTTTGACGCCATGTAGCATATTTTAGTATTTGAGTGCGACTCTCAGAATTTAGGAGTCCCTAAAATATGCATATGCCATCAAATTGTTGCAAATATGTCACACATCCATATGATATCATCCCTTAAACGTCTATAGTG